TGTCTAATGTTATAGCAGATGAGGATGGTGTCGGTGGTGGTGTTGTCGATTTTCTTATGTGTAAGGGATTCGTAAACAACAGCAGAGCCTTAAACGATGAAAACTTTAACAATCTTAAATCTCAATGTGGTTACAAGATGGCTGCAAAGATACAAGCCAGAGAAGTAGGTGAGATGGTTGCAGATAGTTCTGTTATTGATATAGTAACGGAAGAAATGGAACAGGTAAAGCAAAAGGATATTGATAAGGATGGTAAGATAGCATTAGTATCTAAAGATATAGTTAAGCAAAACATAGGTAGGTCTCCCGATGAGTGGGATTCTATTATGATGCGTTACTGGTTTGAGTTAGCTCCAAAGTTCGGGGTTTATTAATTAATTTATAAATTCGTATTTTTACAAATAAATCTAGTATTATGAAATTAGACCCTAGGACGTGGTTCAAAAATAGCAGTAGTGAAAATCAAGCAACGAATAAGTTTTACGAGCAGTTTTATAAAATGCTAGGTGGTACTTATACATCTTATGACCCTAATAGGGTTACATACATAGACAAAGGATACAATATAAACCCTACTGTATATTCTGTAGTATCTCAAAAATCTAGAAAGTCCTCAAGCGTTCCATATTGCGTTAGAAAAATAGAAGATAAAGCAGAACATTCTAAATTAAAGATGTTCCAACGTGCTACAGGAAACGACCTAACAATACAACAAAAAGTAAAGAAATTACTACTGGAATCTAAAGCCTACGAGGACAAAGGAGATATACCTTTCCCAATGGATAAACCAAACCCTAATCAAACATGGGTAGAGGTTATAGAGCTTTATAATACTTTCATGGATACTACAGGTAACTTTTATCTGTATATGTTTGCACCTACTGAGGGAATGAACGCAGGGCAACCAATAGAGGTTTATGTATTACCATCTCAATACACAGAGATCGTATTAAAAAACAATAGTGTTGATGTTAAGTCTATGGAAAACCCTATAGATCATTACTTAGTTATCGTTGGTGGTTCTTATGTTGAATTTGAACAAGAAAACGTTATCCATGTTAAATTACCAAACCCTAACTTTTCAAGCAACGGAGAGCATTTATACGGTCAAGCTCCATTATCCGCTGCATTGAGAAACATACAGAGTTCAAACACTGCTATTGACTTAAACAACAAAACTCTTAAATCTGGTGGCGCTTATGGGTTGATACATGGTAAACAAACACCTTTAGCTCCAGAACAAGCTAAACAGGTAAAAGATAGATTAGTAGAAATGTCAGTGGATGAGTCTAACTTGGCTAAAATAACAGCTGTTACACATGAAATGGGATTCACTAGATTAAGCCTTACAACTGCTGAGATGCAACCGTTTGAGTATCTTAACTACGACCAAAAACAAATATGTAATGTATTAGGATGGGATGACAAGTTATTAAATAACGATGGTGGCAGTAACTACGGAGCTTATTTAGAAACTGTTAGGAAAAGAGTAATAACAGATACTATAATGCCTAGTTTAAAGCTATTGGCTAGTGCTTTAAATGATGAGTTCCTACCTAGATTCAAAGGTTACGAGAATACAGAGTTAATATTTGATGCTTCGGAATTACCAGAGATGCAGACAGATATGAAAGAGTTGGTTTCATGGCTTAATGATTTATTAGACAGAGGTGTTATCAATAGAGCAGAGTATAGAATGGCTATAAACTACACAGGAACTGAACTACCTATTATGCAAGAGTACACAGTTTCTCAAAACACTATTAAATTAGAGGATGCTTTAAATGATGATTTTAATATAGAATAATGGGTAGGAGACAATACTATAAGAAGTGGGAAAAGTACTCTAATACTTATACTCGTAAGTCTTACCCTGAGTTTAAACGTGTTTTTAATACATGGGGTAAAGGCATAGACTTCACTGGACTTACAGAGAGCAGTTATAAGGCTTATCTAAATACTTACTTAAACCTAAACGAACCTCTAATGGATGAGGCTTACATGAAAGTGTACACATCTGTTGGGTTGGTACATGGTAAACGTGTTGGTGCAAGTATAAACGCACAATTAAAAAACTTTACATTTGATGAGTTTAGATCTTCTTTTTTACGCAATATAACTACATTCTTTAATAGGTACGGTGTGTCTCGTGTTAAGTCGGTTAGAGATACTTATTTAAACGACATAATAAAGCTATTAGATAACAGATTATCGTTAGGATTAACAATGCAAGAGGCGGCTAAGGAGGTTGAAAAGATTGTATCTAGCAATAGGTTTTATAGATGGCAGGCATTAAGAATAGCAAGAACAGAAAGCAACGCAGCGGCTAACTTCTCAGCAACACAAGCGGGGGAAGTAAGTGGTTTTGTAATGGAGAAAGAGTGGATTAGTGCGACAGACCCAAGGACAAGAAGAAAACCACCTAATCAATTTGACCACCTACACATGAACGGCAAAAGGGTAGGGTTAAATGAGAAGTTTGTGCTTAGGTCAAGTAAAGGCACGACTGATAGGATGGAATACCCGGGAGACCCTAACGGAAGTGCTGCCGATGTTGTTAATTGTAGATGTACTGTTGCTGTTGTTCCTAAAAGAGATGAGAACGGGGATTTAGTTAGGGTTTAATCACATACAAAAATAATTCGTATATTGCAAATAATTATAGTTAAATTATGAAAGGACTACAAACTAAATCAATTTCGGGAGGATTAAAGGACTTAGACTTTAAAAACCGCATTGTTACAGGTTATTTATCGGAGACAGATACAGAGGATAAAGTTAAAGATGTTATTGTAAGTGGATCATACACAAAGACATTAAGCGAAAGAAAAGCAGATATCTATTTCCTTAACCAACATAATTGGGAACAACCTCATGGAAAGTTTAACGTGTTGCAGGAAGATAGTAAAGGATTGTATTTTGAGTCTCAGCCATTAATAGACACCAGTTATTCTAGTGATTTATTAAAGCTATATGATGCAGGGATTGTAAAAGAGCATTCTATTGGTTACCAAGTTGTAAACTCAGAAAGAGACAGCAAAGGTATTAGACATATTACAGAACTTAAACTATATGAGGGTTCTAACGTAACAATGGGAGCGCATCCTAATACACCCTTTACAGGTATGAAAGCCTTAACAGAAAAACAAATTAACGACCAAACTAAACTAATATTAAAAGCGTTTAGAAATGGCACTTTTACAGATGAAACATTTATGTTGTTAGAGATTGCTTTAAAGCAGCTACAAACACAGTCATTTGAATTAGGTAAAAAATCACTCGATGAAAAACAAGAGCCGTTAGTAGTTAACACTCCAGAATTAGACATTGAGCCGAATAAAAAGAGTATTGAAACTATTAACGAATTTATTAAATCATTGTAAAAATGGAATTAAAAGAACAATTTGAAGCACTTACTGCAAAATTAGAGGGTAAGTCTTTAGAAGCAAGAAACGAAGCGTTTGCAGCGTTTGAATCAAAAATGAATGAGTCATTAGCTGGAGAAGTTAAGGCTGTAAAAGAAGCAGCAGCTGAAGAACTTAAAGCTGTTCAAGGGCACTTGGATAAATTAGATGCTAAAATGCAAGAGGCTAAATCTAAAGAATTTGATAAAGGAGATGAGTTGAAAGGACTTATTACTAAGAACTTTGACCAAATCAAAGAAGTTAGAAACGGTAAAAATATCGAGCTTAAAGATATGACTTTGCCAGGAAACCTTACAGGTGACCAACCAAGAGATTATAACTTTAATACTGTGATTGATCCATCTCAGAAGATTAACGTTGCTGATTTAACAGGGATGGTTTCTATTAGTGGAGGTACTTATACATTCCCTAGAGAGACAGGAAAAACAGGAGACTTTGCTACACAAGTAGAGGGGGCTAGTAAAGCACAAATCGATTACTCTTTAGAGATGGTTGATGTAAATACTGATTTCTTAGCAGGTTTCACTCGTTATTCTCGTAAGATGAAGAACAACCTACCTTTCTTAGAGTCTTTTGTGCCTAGAGCATTACGTAGAGATTACGCTAAGAAAGAAAATGCACAGTTTTATACAAATATTGCAGCAGCGGCTACATCTTCTTCAGTTACGTCTGGTAATAAAATAGAGCGTTTAATTGCTGATATCTCAGCTTTAGAGAATACTAACTTTGATGCTAATGGTGTTGTTGTTAATGTTGCTGATTGGTGGGATATTCAAATCACTGAAAAATCTACAGGAGCAGGCTATGGATTACCTGGTGTTGTTACTTATGAGGGTGGAGTACTTAGAATTAATGGTATTGCTATTTATAAAGCGGTGTGGGTTCCTGTAAATAAGTACATTGTTGCTGATTGGTCAAGAATCAACAAAATTGTTACTGAGGGGCTTTCTTTATCATTCTCTGACGTAGAGGGGACAAACTTTGTAGCTAATAACATTACGGCTAGAATGGAGGCACAAATTGCATTAGCAGTAGAGCAACCAGATGCAGTAATCTTAGGAGACTTTACAGCAGTATAGTAACTGATTAAGTTTAATATAAAGCCTATCTATTAGTTTAGGTAGGCTTTTTTAATATAATATTATGAAAGTAATTAAACCTTTTTACTGTATTCAATCAAAAGTATCATACAAGATAGGTGATGAGTACAAAGGAACAAGAAAAGATATAGGGCATTTGTTAGAGGCTAAAAAGAAAGCTAATAAGAAAGCACCTATAACAAAGAAGAAAGCAATAGAGACTAAATAATATGGCATATACAGATATAATTTCATTAAGTGATGCTAAGATATATTTAAGGATAGATGACACGCTTACAGAGGATGACAACGATATTATTAGAATGATTAATGCGTCTTTGCGTTATGTAGAGAAATACACTAACGTTTTAGTTTATGCAAGAGACAAGAATTATTTAGTTGAACAAGGTTTGTTAAAAGTTTATGATTACCCTATTAACACGGATTTAGATACTTTGACAGATTACACAGTAGAACGCAAGGGTTTATATACTAATATATGTGCAAATAATACAGATACTTTTGACTTAACGCTAGATGTGGGATATTTATATTCTGATGGTGTTCCTCAAGAACTGCTAGAGGTTGCGTATGAATTGATTGATTTGTATTACTACGGAGAAAAAGACGGCAAGCCTATTGATAAGAAGTTAAGCGAATTAAGTATAGATGCATTAAATCAAAATAAAAGGTTTTTTATATGAGGTCAAGAAGTTTCAACAAAAGGATTCAGATATGGCAAACAAGCTATGTTAGTGATGGTTTTAGTGGCACAAAGACATTCGGACAAATAATCTCTAATTCATGGGCTAAGGTAGAAACTGCCAAAAGTAATGCAAGCAACATGAATGAGATAGGTTTAGATGATATGGCTTTAAATCTGCTTATTACTGTTAGGTATAGAAACGACTTAGAATATAACGGAATCAACCAATACTTAGTATATAATGGGGTTAGATACGAATTCTCACAAGCACCTAACGAGAACAACCTAAACAGAACCTTTGTAAAACTTATTGCAACAAGACAGAAACAAGAAGAGGTAGCAATACTAGAACCTATAAACCCCGATTCAAATATGTTATTTTTAAATTACAAGAGTAGAGTTGAATCTGAGGGTGGTATTTTCGAAGCCGAACAATGCACGAAAGAATTTATACATAAACTAATTTAAAATAAAAAATGCTATGGCTTATAAATTTAAAATAGAAACAAACGCTATAGAAGTGTTAGATACAGTTTCTAGCGAAGTATTGATATTTCAACCTGCTAGAGATACATGGTTCGAGGAAGAATCTTTAGATGTTGGATATATTAAACTATATGGAACTACGAGCACAAACGAGGATAATATTAAAAAATACTCTAGATTTGATAATGACTTTAGGGGGTTTTTGTTGTCTGAGTGTGTAGATAATTCAGATACACCTTTTACCGCTGAAACGTTTAGAACTTTTTGTAGTGTAGAGCTGGGAAAGTCTAGTGCCTCTAGTAGTGGGGCATTGTCTCAAAATTTTGGGTTTGTAGATTATAATGATAATACAGGCTCTATCGCTTTGGTTGCGGACACTTGGACAGATGTTCCAAACAACAAACAAGGAGCGTTTACGAATACAGCATACGCTCCAAACGGGTTAACTAGCTTGATGGATGGTAATACGGGCTATTTAGATTTTAGCGAGTTAACTTTGGGGTCTGACGTTCTTATTCGTATTGACTTTTCTGTGATACCTAACACAAATAATTCTTTATTAGAAACTAGGTATGTTCTAGGTCAAGGAGTTGGAGAGTATAATCTACCTGTTAGAGCAAGGAGGCTAGATAGTGGTAGTGGGATTTCTTACGCTAGTGAAAAAGGAAGTTTTTATATTTACATGGGAGACAACAACACTTTAGGAGGTGTAGGAAAATTACAAGTAAGACTGTCGACAACAGGAACATTAACTAACGCAGGTGTAGCAATTAAAATATATAAGAAATGAGTATAAAAATATACAAAGACGTATCGGCTAATTCTATTTTTATTGAAGATGCGAATGGCGCTCAATTTATAAATAGTTTACAAGCAAGTGTACCAATAGATAAAATTGTAATTACTGATTTAGCAAAACAAATTGAAATCGTATCGAATGAAGACCACACGTCTTTTGTAGATGAAAATGACAACCCGTATACAGGTACTGCACAAGATGTTTGCAACGAATTAAACGCAATTTTTCAAACTGCTGGAACACCAACAACAGAAGTGCCAGTAATAACAAGTCCATTAACAATTAGCAGTGTTGAGGGGGCTACTATTAATTACGAATTAACAGCTAACTATGGAGTGGGTTACGAATGGGATTTGTCAAGCGTTGCAGGAATCACAACAGTAGAGGGAAATACTAGAAAATTGATAGGGGGTTCATCCTTAGCGACAGGAACATATAATATACCTGTTAAAGCGATAAATTATAATGGTGAAGACAGTGAAACAATAGTATTGACTGTTAGCACTCCGCCGTTTGCTAACACAAAGAGCATTAAGTT